CAGGTTGGTCAACTGAAATAAATTCTAATAAATTGCCATTTAATGTATATGATAATTCTGATTTATTGTGATTAGCTTCATTATATAATTCTAGTTCTTTTAAGATATTCAACACATCTCTATATGCTGTACCTTTAAGAGCTGGGAGTGTCTTTCTACATATTGTAAAAACTTTTCCTGTTTCTTCTAAGCATTTAACAATAAATAACTGACAAAGCGAATACGTCTTGCTGGAACGTGTGCCCCCCTGTAGACACGTGATTCTAGTTTTAGACGCATACGCCCTGTGAAATACATTTGTGCATTTAATCTTTCCCTGTGTCAAGTATTTCTATTTTAAGTTCAGTAAGTGATTTGCCACCACTTGTAATATCTAGCTTTTCTGCATATCCTCTATCCTTAGCTTTTGACTTTAGATAGAATATAATGCTTGTTTCTTTACCGCTAGATATATTCTTTATTAATTGCCCTTCTACATAATCTATCTGTGCTTCTTTAATATCTTCTACTGCCTTAGCAAATTCTGCGTCCTCACGCATATAACGATAGTATGTACTTCTACTTATATTACCTGCCTTTTTACAAGCATGATATATTAATCCTTGCGTTTCTTGTAACGCTTTTAATAATTTCTCTTTTTTATTCTGTGCCATTTGTATTATTTTATCTTAACATTATAACCTTTATCTTTAAGGTCATTGTACAATTCTTGTGCCTTAATTAAATCATTTTCTTTAATAGTTATTATAGAACTAGCATCTGTGTCCTCATCTATCTTGTCTATGTTTAAATCTAAATCAATATGCTTAAAACCCCAATCAGTAAGTTCATCAATATCAAATTCGTTAGCCAGAATATCCATATCAAATTCACCTGTGTTTTTATTTAGTCTTATGTTTAATTCTCTTTCTTCTTCTTTTGATAAGTCTAGCATCACACAAGGAATTGTTGGCGGATATTCCCACTCTACTCTTTTAGACGCTTCTTTTAATATCATATACCTTTGGTGGCCACCTATTATGGTAAAGTCTTTATTAATAATAATAGGATCAACAACACCAAACTTTTCTATTGATTCTTTTAAATCTTTTACCTGCTTTGTAGTAATCTGTCTAGGATTATATGTAGCAGGCTTTAATTTACTTATTTCTATTTCTTCTATTTTCATTTAGTCTTTTATTTAAGTCTATTAAAGTATATACTTGAATACATACATTTTCTAGATGTTTTATTCTACAGAACATATTAAACATACTGTCGCTTTCTGCTTTTATGTGACACTCCCTGCACAAGCCCACCAGGTTCTCTACAAAATCATTCTTGGTTTTATTCCTTTTTTCAAGATGGTGAATATCTACTGCAATATCATTACACATTTCGCAATATATTTTATCACTAGAATCATAGTTAAAAAAATTAAAATATACCTTAGTGTGATTCTGCATTATGCTTTCTTCTTATTTTAAAATCATCTGTTAAGGATGCAACTACAAATTTACCATTGCAAAAACAACAGCTATTATTAAGCATTAATGTCATTCTAACACATCTACAGCAAAACCTAAAGCGTTGAGGTTCTGTGCTTACTTTTTCTTTTATAATGCTTTTTGTTTCTATGGACATAATGTCTTGATTTAATTCTATAAAATGGGTCACGTTTTTTATCTGCCTTGACCTCTATATCTTTTAGCAGGTTTTCTTTTTTTTGAGTGGACACCTCTTCTCTTTTTTTTATTATTTATTCTATGTACAAATATAACTCGCTTCATACTTTACAGCTATTAACATAAACTTTAGCTAATTTTGCTAGTGTTTGTTTTACACAGCTTCCACATCTAGTTGATTGCTTATTGGCATTAAACACTTTGTTGTATATTTTAACAAGCGAATCTTGATCTCTTCCACTTATTCTGCCATCTTGTATTCTTGGCAAAATTTCTTCATATATTTTCATTTCGTCTTGTGTGAATTGCCTTGAATATGGAAACATTTGATTTAGCTTCTTTTTACGCTCTTCACATCCACAATCATCACCAAGCACTTTTTTTGCAACCTTATCTATTCCTGTTGCTTTTAATGCCTTTTCTATGCTATCACCAAGACCTTTACTTTTTGTCATCATTTAAACCTTTTAAAATTTTCTTTTTTAATTTTACATCATCAAGTATATTAAAGGTTCTGTTTAATATAACATTTATAGAATTGGTTATTATATTCATATAATGCGGTTGTTCTGCTAAAAAATACTCTTTGCCCTTTTCGTCTTTAAAAGACAATACACTATCTGTTTTGAAAGCATCTTGTTTACAATTCTTTAATGCTCTTAGTATTCTGGTTTTTTTCATATTAATGCTAGTATAAAAATTATTATTACTACTGATCCAATTATTAGCATTGCTCTATCAGCAAATTTTTCTGTTTTATCTTTCATTTATTAAATAGTTTTTTACGTTCTTGATTGCTTTGTATAATGTGTTTTTATTTATCTTAGTTACTTTACTCATTTCCGATAAACTAAAACCTTCCTTATAATATATTCTGAACACTTCAGCGTCAAACCAATATAGGTCTTTCAGCTTTTCTTCAATCCATGCCAATTTCTCTTCTACTTGCTCTTTATTCTTTGTGTTGTTTTTAGAATTATCTGGACTTAATGATTCTATGGTCGTAGTGACGTGATATTCATAATACTTTCTGTACTTATAATGGTATCTACTTGTTTTAGATTGATACTGATTAATCATTACTCTAACCACATAGAAAGTCATTTGTTTTTTTTCTATTATCTCTTTCAATCGTATTTGGTCACACTTGTAAAGCTCTTCAATTACAAAACTTAATAAATCATCTTTTTCTTTTGCCCCAGCTATATTATAAGCAACATCCTTTAGCTTATCATAGTTCTCTATAAGGTATGTATCTAACATATTTTTATTACTGAGGGTACTTTATTCTGTTTTAATAAGTTATATTCTAGATCACTAATCCTGCTTGTATTTATTTCTGCAACATTAGCAAATCTGTTATCTAATCTCTTATAAATATAATTTAATATATTTTCGTTTTTTTTCAAATCTCGCAAAATAAAAGACATCTCCGCACCCGAATCAAATAGAATTATAAACAAATAGTTGTTAGTATCTACATAATCCCAATACAACCTTTCGTTTCTGCTATTAAAAAATGTTCTTTTAACTTTCATTGTAATGATAAGTAGCCCTCGATTATTCTTAACGCCTCGTCTATTCCTACGCAAACACAAGCAACATAGCCCTTGTCGGTTAGATTTTTAATCCAAGCTAACTGCTCTTGTGTTGCTTTATTATATCCTACTTTTAATTCTATTGCAAGTCCGTGATACCCTGCTCTTGGTTCATAGATAAAAATATCTGGAAATCCTTTTTTATATCCAGACTTTTTAGCCTTGATCCTTTGTGACATATGGACTTGATACTGTCCGCCCATAGAGCCACAGTATAATACATTCTGTAAATCTAAGTATTTACATACTGCTTTCTGTAATTGATATTCTTTCATGCTTTATGTTTTTTACGCCACGTTGTTCCAGCGGTTGGTGAATAAATAGATTCCCACCCTAATGATTTTAAATAGTCTGTATATTCTTGTTTTCTTTTATTATCTAGCTTTTTATAAGTGTACTCATCCCAATAATCCAAATAGCTAGATTTTTGCTTACTGAATCCATTTGAAGCCCACCTTTTTAATCTTAGGTTTATATCAAATGTCTTTTGCATCTCAGCTCTAAACTTAGAACCACTCTTATTCTTTTCTGTCCAATATAAGAAGAAATCATTTTTATCATCATCACTAATATCTTCTATTGCGTGAATGGATTTTTTAAAATCCTCTATTCTTTTATTAATACTTTTACTATTACTTTTACTACTACTAATACTAATACTAGCATTGCGTTTGCTATGCGATGGCATAGCGTTTGCATTATTCCATCTTTTAACTGCATTTTCTTTAGCCTTATTTGACTTGTTATTTATTTCTTCTATATGTTCATTTAAACGCTTAGAATAAAAGCAACCATCTTGTACTACAAACAAATCAAAATCCTCAATAACTTGTTTTAGTATATTAGAATCACATTGTAAACTAAATGCTAAAGCATCATAGTCATCAATACATAATTTATTTTCTTCATTAAATAGTAGTTCTAATAACGCCCAAAATATACCATAAGATTCAATTCCTAGTTTGCTTCGCATCTTAATAATCTTATAATCTTGGAAGGAGTTTGATTGATGTATAAAGTAGGTTTTTTTCATAATGTGTTTTTTAAAAGATAATGGCTATACTACAAAAAATAATAGAAAACTAAAAAAACAAGTATATAGTAATATAGCCATTATCGGAATAATTTAAAATGGTGCTTTAGGATCAGCAAAGGGCAAATCTTTTAATTGATTTTTTCCCATCACCCAATCAGTAAATGCTTCAGCTCGACTTAATATATCTTCTGGAGAATACAAGCCTTGAGCAATACAAATATCAACGGCACACTTTAACGAGCTTTGTTTTATTATATACTCTTGTACATTGTCACTCTTTTTAAATGATGTGCCACCACCACTTTGAAAAGTGTTAACAGGTTTTATTTTAGGAAAATTTCCATCTATAAAATCATAATCAGTTTCTTGACCTTCTTTAAATCTGCACTCATTTGTTTTGCATAGACATTCACCAATGTCGCCATTCTCCATTTCTATTTCAAATTTGTACATCAATCCGTAGTTACCTTCCCAAGTTCCATTGCTGGTTACTCTTGTTACTTTACTTTTTTTAATTGCCATAATTTATTTATTTAATAGTTAAAAATTCTGTTAAAGGTATATCAAGGATATTGCATAACCTATCAGCTTCGCTTAATTTTAAATTGATAGGATCATTAATCTTTGATAACATGGTGGGATAGCTAAAGTCCATTAAATCAGCTAACTCCTTCTTGTTGAGGCTATTTTTAAACATACCGTAATAAATAGCCTCGCGTAATTTGTCATTCATATTTAATTTTTTAATGTTAAACGCAATAATAATAAAAATTCTTTACAACACAAAAAGATTATTTAATACTTATTAACAATCATAATGTTAATAACTTATAAAGATTTTTTTACTTTTTAACAATTATATGTAAAATTTTCTTTATATTTGTGTAAACAATAGCAATAGTGCTACAATTAAAAAGAATAGAAAAATGGAAAATTTAGAAACATACTTAAAAAACCTTTATAATAATTATACATACCAAGAATTAGAAGAAGAATTAACTTTTTTTGTAGAAAGAGGTTATTGTGCTAATAACACTAATAAAGAACAATATAGTTTACAAATACAAGTGATAAAAGATTTATTAAATAGATAAATAATAACAAGGGGGTGAGATTCCCCCCAATTTAAAAGAATATAAAAATGAAAATAGAATTAAGCTCATCAGAATATGGAACTTTAAAAGTAGTACTAATAAAAGAACAGTACGCTGTTAATTGTAGTATTGAACAAGACCTAGTTAGATTAAACGCATCTAAGAATACAGAAGATGTTAGAAGCCTTAATCATTTGGTTAAAATACAAAGAAACAAGCTGAGATATATTAATAACCTTTTAAAAAAACTTAAATGAAAATAGAAATTATTAGATTTAATACAGAAACTAAAGACGGATTCAAAAAAGCTATTGCTTTTGAAAAAGAAAATCCGAATTATAAATTAATAAGCAGTAGATTAGATTTTGATTGGTACTATGAAAAAAACACAGCAAATGATTAACGAATACTTAATACAAGGAAAAGGCTATTTTAATATAGCTAGAGAGGACACTACATTCGCTAGAAAAGATTGTAGTGATATAATTAGCAGGAATGGATATATTGAGTTCAAAGGAACGGAAGATCAACTAGACATATTTTTAACACGCCTCTATGAAGATGAAAGTACATTTAAAGTGATAGGCGTATATAAAGCAAACGAATAATGAATAATATACAAATTTTAGATTGGTGGAATAATGAATCAGAAACCGTTTCTGAGAAATTAGAGAAACTAGATTTAATGATTAAAGAAAACCCAGATAGCAAAACGCTAAAGGATTTTAAACAAATGCTAACTGAAATACTTGATTTATATGAATGATTTTAAACAGGGTACTCATAAACAGATTCTTTATGATTATCTATTAACAGGAAAGTCTGTAACAACACGTTCTGCCATGATTGAGCTTGGTCTTGGTGACTTGCAAGGAACGATAAGAGATTTAAAAAAAGCAGGTATTGATATAATTACACAAGAGATTAAAGTGCCCACTAGACATAACAAGCCAGATGGTTCAATTAAACACGCCCACGTTAAAGAATATAGTCTAGATGTCTTAGGATATAAAAGTGCTGAAGAGTGGGCGGAATGGAATTTTTAAGCAATAAGAGGACACCTGTATCGAACACATTAATACAGGTCTAAGGAGATTGCCTGTTACAGATGCCCCCTATTTGCTTTTCAGTTTAGCAACCAATTCTTTAAATTGTTGACGCATACTTTTTAGATCATAAACTTTATTATTGTTTTTGTCATAAGTATAATACGCCCCTAATTTAATTAGTTCGCTATATATGTGATTTTCTTTACTCATAGTTCCATTAACAAATTTATTCCAAATTTTCCATTATTCATAATTACGCCCACACCGATTGCAGGTTTTTTTCCATATTTAGCATAAGCCATAGCATAGCTTTCATGGTCTATTCCGCATCCCACCTGCATCCCAAATACTCTAAAATTTTGACCTACATAATGCTCACAATATGCTTGTGTATGTAGATGACCTTGAACCGTATTCATCATATCTGCCCTGCATTTTGTTCTGGCTGTTCCGCCTTCACCATGAATATATTGCACTCCATGCTTTTCATATCTTTCAACAAAATTCCAATTAGGTACTTGTAAGACTTCTTTATAACTCTTAATCCATTTGCTAGGAATAGCAGAAGTTTGTCCTTTTCTGAATATCATTCTATCATGATTTCCGATTATTACAGTAGCTTTAGGAAATGCTTTATACCACCTAGCAATACGTTCTATTGAAAGTTCTAACTCATCAGCACCACCCATTCCATCTGCATTAGTTTCATGATATGAAGCATAATGATTATCTATGATGTCACCTATAAAGACAACTTCAGTACAATCAAATTCATCATATTTAGATATACAAAATTCAAGGTATTTATCAAGGCAAAATGGTTCGTGTAAATCACCAATAACAAGGACGTTATTTAAACCATTATTTTCAGATTTGCGTAATTCTTTTATTAAGTCATTTTCTGACTTTGTTAGTCTAGGTCTATATTCTTTTAATTGTTTTATTTCTTTCTAACTTTTTCAATACTTCGCCCACCAAAGTAAGCTCCAATCACCGTTATCAATACTAGCTGTAGTAAGTCTATCCAATTACTTTTAACTTCAAAATCAATTAATCCGCCTTCAATAAAAATTAATAGTACCGTAGAAACAACTAAAAATGCTAGTGTTAAAGGTCTTATGTTTGCAGGTAACCATCCTGCTTTTGCGTCCGCCTCCCATCTTCTTGTAATTTGTTCTTCTGCGTTTGCTCTAGCTTGTAAAAAAATCTCTTCAAATTTAATCTTTAATTCCTTGCGTTCTGCGTCTGTTGTTACAACATTATCAACAAGGTTATTCACATCAAGATTTAAGTTTCCAAATAGTTTTGTTAAAAATTTCATAAGCTATTATAATTTATAAGTCCTCTATATTTTGTTTTGTTCTTTTCGTTTTTATATGCAACTAACACCTGCCTTCTATTATCAGTTATTTTCCAACTTAAATGAATCCATGCTGGGTTTTCGGGATCAAGATATTCTGTGGCATCTCCAAATTCCAAAATACATTGGTCAAACTCTAAGTCTAATTCTTTAAGTGCATTATAGATTTTGATATTGTCCATTTTGCCACGTTTAACATATTGACAATCAACTGCTTCATAACGGCAATGCTGTGAATTAGATGATGAACCAATAGCTTCCGAAAGCTGTGGGCTTCTGTAGCCGCTAGTAATTCTAATAGAACCAATGCTATCACGTAAAGGTTGTAAAAGATTAGCGGCTAGAAGTCTTAATTTTATCACACCCTCTTTAGTGGGTTCGTTGTCTATTCCACAGCGTAATGCTGTTTCTGAAAAGGTCAACTCTTTTAGTGCAAAATTCTTAGTAAGTCGCATCATTCAAATTTAGCTAGATATACTCTATCAATCTCATCTTGTATATCATCTATTGTTGCTTCTAATTCCATCATTATATTTGCCTCAAATCTTTCTATTTCTATGTTGTTATCAAATATGATAATAGTAGGAACAGATTTGATTTTGTGTTTTTCCTTTAAATCTTCATTGTGACAAATAATTACATTGGAACTTTCGCAATCCTTTAGTTCAGAAATGTCGAAGTCATTATCACTATTCCATTCACTATTAAAATGCACTACCGAAACTTGTCCAAAACATATTCCGAAACACAAAAATAAAAGTCCTATTAATAGCAATAATAAATTGGCAGCTTTCATATCTATTTGTTTAAGTTATACAAACGATTGTCTATGGTGTTTAGTTTTTCTTCAATAGCATCTAGCTTTTTAGCATTGCCCATAATCGTAGTACGTATCAATTCGTCTTTTAATTCATACTCAGTAGCACTAACCCAATTCCCTCTTTCTAATGCTTTTTTGTTTTCGTCAATATCAGCTTTTAACGTAAAATATGTACTAGAAACAGAAACCGCCATAGTAACTATAATTACAATCGTTTTCAAATCTAAAGTAAACTCCGACTTTTCGCTTATTTTCATTTGCCACAAGATTTTCTGTCCGCAACTCCTTGAGCAACTATAAGTGCAACACCAACCCAAATAAGGTTAGCCATTTCACCTTCTGAAATTCCAAATGAGCTTGAGCACGTTACAAAAATAAACATTGCAAAAGCGTACCAAAATTTCTTTGATTGAAAAACATTTTCAAATGTATCTACTATTTTTTTTAAAATATCCATATTCTTATTATTTAAATTTATATTTAATTTTACCATTCTGAATATACACCCCTTCGGGTTTTATGATCTCATAACCCAAAAGGCTATACATTTTATTATCTGTTTTAGACAAATCTAAAACTTGTTGCAGACTACTGTTACAGGGCAATCCCGTATCACAATCTACATATTCTGTATTAATTATTTCAAGGTATTCTATAACCGTATCGGTAACTAAAATTTCTACATATTCAACTTCTACAATAGTATCAAAAACAACCACCTCTATTTCTTCTATAACCTCTACATATAATGTGTCTAAAATATCTTCATACACAGTTACAGTATCAACTATATATATATATTCTGGTACAAATGTTTCTATCTCTACAGTATCAATAACTATCTGAGTAATATATTCTGTTTGAATTATGGTGTCTAATTGCAGTATTGTTTCATAAATATAAAAAGGGATTTCTAACGTATCTATTTCTAATACAGGAACATCCACAAATACTGTGTCACATTCGGTAATTGGAGGCAAACACTCTTCTATTGCTGTAGGAACAACATCCTCTCCTTCATCACTACCATCTACACAATCTATCCATCCATCATTAATCCAAGCGTTTATAACACAACCATTCGGACTATATTGTGTCCAATTTGTAGGATCATCTCCACAATAAAACCCTTCAGCTTGTGAACACGTAATACACATTTGTTGAAAATCGTAATCTTGAGAAAAAGAAAACGAACCTATAAATGCAAATAGTATGAGCAATAATCTTTTCATATTAAAAAATTAAATAATTAAAACCGAATTTACAATCAAAAATTTCTTTGCCCCAATACTTCAAATGTGTTCCTTCTACAAAGAATCCTAAATGCTTATTCAATCTAAAGCCTAAAATAGCCCCAGAATCCCATTCTAGAGCATCTAAGGCATTATCTCCGTACTCATAAGAGTATGTGTCCAAACCATAGTGTAAAGGCATTAAATTAAACCAAGCGTGAAGCCAAAATTTATCTGTGTATTTATAGTATGCTAGACCAAGTACTAAACTTAGTTCTTTTTGCATACCTAATTTTTCTAATTCTCTTTCATTATAAGTGGCAACCGCATCACCGAAATAGTGATTAAAAAACTCATTATTAGAAGTGGCAACTAAAACAGAATCACCACCGCTAATATCATACCAATTCTGATCCACATAAAATCCTTGAACCCATTGTTCTGGGGCATAGTCAAAATCTTGTGCTAATTGTTGGAATGTAGATTCTCCTGCTATCCAGAAATCTTCTATTGGTGTTAAACCATACGCTGAGTGCATTCTGAAAACACCCCCTATAGTAAAATCCCAATTTCCTTTATTTATTCTTAATCTAGTATCAAAAGAATTGTATCTTAAATTCACCCTTTGATTGTCAACATATTGGGCTTTAGTAACACACCACTCACCTAAGTATCGTAGCCAAAAATTCTTTTCAGTAAACTTATCATTACGATTACGTATAAATGAATAATTAAATAAATACTCCCAACCAATGCTATTGCCAATAGTAACATTGTCAGCAACAGATTGTTCAGTACCGTAGTACCATGTTTTAACTTTATATTCATAATCAAATCTTGCAATTTTTCTTAAACCAATAGTTAAATTATAATCATAGGGGTTTATTTGTGTCACATCTTCATAGCCTTTATCTACAGCTATGTAATCTTGTCTTTCTATAAAAGATGTATTCATAGACATAGAAGTATATAGTGTGGAATACTTAAAAAAATCTATTTGTCCAAAAGACAATAACGGCAATAATAAAAATAGATATTTAATCATTATAATACTTTTGTATAACAATAGGTAACGTAAATATCACAACTCCAACCACCTGCAAATCCTGTGCCTTGTGCCCAGCAAATAAAAGGTCTGTTTATTGTGGGTATGGAACAAGAACCCGCCTTGTCACTTTCCCCCGCTCCTAAATGATACGTAACGTTTGTAGTTATTCCGTCCATGCAGTTGTCAACCTTAGACCAAAATACAGCATCGTCTGTGTCCTCAAACCCGAACAACAACTGTTTTCTTTGATTTTCTGTTGCAGCAGCATAGGTGCATAATACCGTTACACTAATCGGTGTTATCATATATCCACTTAATGCACCAATTAATGTTTTTTCGTTAGTATCTAAATCTAAAACTTCTGCATTGCTCAAACTAATTTTGTCAGTTTGAATGACAAATTTAGAATCTATTTTTTTGCTAGTACCAGCAGCACTACCTGTTGTGTCGTTTACATCAACGACCATATATAAATCACCACTACCCGTTTGTTCTTCGAGTGCTGTCTTGTCTGTTAATCTTTGTCCTGCCATTGTTTAATTTTTTAATATAATTTTTTAGCTTCTTAAAGTTTTCTAAACTACTCGGATATGTACGTCTTTCTTTAGCACCCATAAATCGTAATATCTGCTCCCTGTAAAAATCCTCTTAGCCTTTTGTTTGTTGAAACATTTGTGTCTAATTGTATTCCCCCAAAATAGTTTCTTGTTGTTGCTGACATTTCCCCTGCGTCATCATTACTAGCATATTCAGGAAACGCAGAACTGCCTTTGTCCGTTAAATAATCGATTGTACGTTGACGATAAAATTCAGCAGCTTGTGTTGCTGTGTCCATTAATGGTTTTAGATCATCATAAGTAGCACTAGATGATTGTTCTGTTGCCCCCATAACCACCACGCTATTATTACTAAAACGAAGTCTAAGATATGGTGCTAATTGTGCAAACGCAAACTGAACCAATGCAGGTTGTATATATGTTTCTAGAAGGGTTTTGTAGTCACCTGTTAATGAACCGCCTTGAATATCTGATTTTAGTTTTTCATATAGGTCAGTTCCAAGAATTGGAAGGATGTTCATATCCTGTGCCAATAATATATAAGGCATTATAAGGTTGTCATCTACTGAACCACCTAATGCTGTGTCTTTTTTTAGCCTTGTTGCTGAAATAAATAATGTATGTTGTATTGCCATAGTTTAATTTTTTGCTCCGGGATATTTCCACCAATTATTACTTGCGTTTGCTGCTTGAACAGCATCTTTAATTCCTCTAGGTTTGGGCTCGTATGTCTTAGGGATAGAAGAAGTTTTTTTATAATCCTCTAATCCTTGTCCTTCTTTTAATTCAGTACCCGATTTAAGTCTATATAAGACTATTTTCCAAGCATGAGTACACCAAATTCCTCCTTTGAATTTGAAAAGGTCATATTTTTTACCTTTGTGTCCTAGCTGCTTGTTTACTCCTAATCTGCTCGCTGCATCAATATCTTCCAATCTATAAACAGTTCCTTTTCCTGCTAATCTCATCATATTTCTACAAAATAATCTTGACGTTCCTGTTTTAGTTTTTCTTTTACTTTTTTTGAAATACTTAAATCTTATTTTATAATATGATTTATCTAAGTAACTAAAGCCGTCCGGTTTTGATGATATTTGGTCTGCAAAGTTTTTTATGTCTTTAGGTTCTATTAAGGCATCTGCCCAATCATCATAATCTTCTACATAGTCCTGCTCATCTACAACTTCCCATTTGTCTAAGTCTATCTGTTCACCCTCTAAAGCGTCAAATACATCATCAAATTCGTCATCTGATAGGTCAGCTCTAACGCCCTCTATTTCTTTGACTTTTTTTTTTGCCCAGCTTTCTCCTGCATCACCGCCCCATAAAGCCCAAGCAATCCTTCCGGCACTTGGGAATCCCTCTTCACCTATTTCAAAACCTTCTGCTTTTTTATCTACAGCGTGTCTAGCAAAAAAGCTATTCATTCTTTTAATTGTATCAAAACTAAGATTGTCACCATTTGTTATATTTCTTGCTCTTGCAACAGCAATTTGTGTACCGCCTCTTTCATATTCTCTTCGCCATTCCAAACCCTTTTCAGCTTCTTCAATCATTCCTTTTGTTGGCTTGGTGTCTATGTCTTGCAAGTCTTTAAATTCCTGCTTTAAGTCATCTGTATTTATATCCTCTTTTGTAACACCTTCTTTTTCTTGATCCTCTTCACTTTGTGTCTTAGTAACTTCTAAGTTAATGAAATCAGCAGGTTTAAGCGATTTAAAGTACAAATCAAGGTTTATATCATTAACTCTAAATATCTTCTCTAATCCCTTTAAAAGCGTTGATTGGAAGGGAATAACAACTGTATTGTTAAATAAACTATAAGCATCACGTAATTCGTCAGCATTATTTCCAAGCCCACCACCCTCAGACCGTATTCCAAATAGTATTGGTGATGTAACTCTATGTCCTGCTAGAATTTGATTAACGGCTTGTTTTGACATCCCTTCCCAAGCTGACTGTGCGTCATTCATTTGGATAGGTTCTATAATAGGTGCAGTTTCTTTTCCGTCATTAAAAGTAATAAGTATTTTACCAGCGTTTCCACTACCTGCAAATTTTTGATTTAATTGTCTTTCTATAGTTCTTCTTTCTTCGTCTGTTGGAACGCCATTGGAGAATCCAACGTGCATGGATGGTGTCATTCCACTTGTGATATTAGATAAATGAAACTGAGCTATTTCTAGTTCCATTTGAATCCAATCTGTAGCCGCCACATAATCTGGTGCAAAACCATAGAATAATGCTGGGTTTTTATCTCTAATCATTAAGATTTGACTAGCTTGTGTTCTATCTTCTGTATTGAAGGCAGCATACGGTCTTGGTCTGTATTCTCCCTTTTTATACTTAGCCCAATTTGCACTATAATAATATGTGTCTATTTGACCGTCAATCATTTTACCAGAACGAATATATTGTGCTGGTATATGTTTCATTTTAGCAATCCTGCTTCTATCTCTTGACCAGATCACATTTACGTAACAACCGCCAAATAGCTTTAAATCCATTGCTAGGTCTTTTAATACATCATCATCAGAATTGTCTAATAATTCAGTTAAACGCAAATAAGATTCTTTTGTATCTATATTATCATCTACATTTGTTGCTCCCAATCCCTCACCATATATCATTGCACCAATAGACTTAATTAATGCACCGTTAATGGCACTACCTAAGAAAAGGTCTAGTATATAATTTGGATATAAATTATCTTCACCGAAAGAAACCCAATCGTTTTTGGAATCTTCAACTAAATGGGGAATGTTATAATGTGATAATTTTACTAAGTTTAAATTCATAATTAAATTGTTATATAAACGCTTTCTGTATCAGAATCGTTTGTTGTATATTCTGTGTATTCAACAGGCGGTACTTCACCGCTATTCATAGCCATATTCATAAGTCCTGTATATAGTAGCGTCAATCCAGACGAATCCAAATTTGCGTTGGAAGTGTTTTGATATATAAAAGCATCATAAAACCCTAAAGGAAAATCCGTGTTTCCCATAAATATATTTCCCGCTGTTAAATTTTCTGAACCAGAAGCTCGTACCGTATTATAAGTTAATTCAACGTACCTTTCTTGGCTTGTGTAACTTGCGGTAACAGTAAATTTTTTCACACTTTCTGTGAATTGACTTTTAAAATAAATCAATGGTCTATAATCTGTATTGGTCATTTTATCATACAAATCTAAGTATATTTTGTTTTGCAAGATTAGACCATCCGTATCATTTATTAAGGTTTGTATCACTTCTTTTTATTCTTAGGTTTTTCTTCTATAAATAGTGAATTTCTTACGCTTTCGTTTAGCTTTTTAATTTGATTCTGTGATAAATCATCTAATGGGATGTTGATATTATCAACGCTTTTACCTTCCCATTCTTTTTTAAGTTTCCAAGCCATAGTATTTTATTATAAATATAAATATAAGATTATTGTTTTTTATTGTACAAAAAAAGGGGCAAAAAACCCCTTTTCTTATATATATAGAGTAACGATTAAGTTCCTACTGTAATAGTTAATGCTGCATCTGCATCAGATAATCCATCAAACGGATAATCAGTTGTAGCTGATCCTGAAGTAGCAGGAAGCTGTATTAAAGCATTCTTTTCCTCAGCAGTCCATTCAATAGTATATCCTGTCATATCACCTTTAGCTGTTCCTGTAACAACAGTCCCACCTGAAACATGACACCCATTTGCAATACCTAATAA